CCCTCTGTGGCAACTATGTACGGTAAAAAAAAATAATAACAGATAGGACTGTATAAACCCTAGCAAACAAAAACAATCACAATCACAATTACAAACACAAACACAATGGCTAAATTTTTATCATTCAGTATCGTTAATTCTGGTGCTCCACTAACAGAAGGAGAAGTACTAGTAAACGTAGATCAAATCAGTAAAATTAGTTACGTAGACGCAACAGGAGTATTAACTTTATCTTTAAGCAATTCAGCAACATCTGAAATTGCCTTTCTAATTTCAACAGATTCTGCAGGAGGCGCTGGGATACCTGATTACACCTCAGGATCACCAATTGCATTTGTAAACAGAGCACTTACTGCTAATCCAGGTGGAGTTAAAGCAGCCGTAAGCTTAGGAAAAGATCAAACCGGTGGTGTACCAGCCCCAGGACAAGCTCCTTTGTATACTAACTTGCAACTTTACGCAAACACAGTTACTTATACTGCCTAATTACTAATTCATATGCCTCCTGTTTCGGCAGGGGGTATATAATTTTAATCATATGAAATCAACAGGACTAGGAGATACTATTGAAAAAATAACCACTGTAACAGGTGTAAAAACTGTTGTAGATTCAATTTCTAAAAGTTTAAAGAAACCTTGTGGTTGTCAAAAAAGAAAAGAAGCTTTAAATAAAAAATTCCCTTATGGCGTTTAAACTAAACACACCACCTTACAGTTGCGATAACACACCTATATATAGTGTAGACTTAGGAGGTATGGTTTTAGGTAAAGCTAATAATAATGGTTCTATATTAGTTGATATTAATATAAACCCGAAAGATAAAGAAAAAGTTATAGATCACGAAATGGTACATATAGATCAATTTAAAAGAGGTGATTTAGATTACGACGATAAAAACGTTTACTGGAAAGGTAAAACGTATTCAAGAAGCAAAATGAGCGAAGGAGCAAAAAATCTTCCTTGGGAAAAAGAAGCTTACGATAAAGCTTAATTATGTGGAAATTACTATTAGGTTTAATAAAAGGCGGGGATAATAAAAAGTCTGCAGCTGGTAATTTAGCATGGGAAATTCGTGAAGCTATTAAGGGTAAAGAATTAGATCCTAATGAAATCATTGAATTACAAACTAAAATAAATGAAATTGAAGCCGGACATAGAACATTATTTGTTGCAGGTTGGAGACCTTTTATAGGTTGGATATGCGGAGTTGCATTAGCTTACAACTTTGTTATAAGAGATTTATTTATTTGGATTACAAAAACAACTGATGCCCCTCCAGCATTACAAATGGAGCATTTAATGACGGTGCTACTAGGTATGCTAGGCCTTGGGGGTTTACGTACTTTTGAAAAAATAAAAGATAAAACAAAATAATTTAAAAAATAAAAAAATGATACAATACGGAGTGAGTAGAGATTTTGCTAATCTTGCTGTTGATTTATTTGCATCAGGAACATTAAAAGTGCCAGGAAGCTCTGCTGCGGGTATTCCTATTGGGCAAGTTGTTGATGGTACAGCTAATTTAACCCCTAGTGAATCTAGAATGGTATACGCAAGTGGAGGAACATATATTGGTTCGGCGCTATACTCAACATCGGGAATAAACAAGGGGGCAACATATCAAATAACTACTGATAATACTGGTGCTGTAAGTGCTATTAAAGTTGTATCTTCAAGTATTATTAATTCTGGTTTAGCTACTCAAACAATAATTTTTAATGCTACAACTTTGAATGCTGCATTTGGGCTAACCACTGTAACTGGTGATATTACAGTTACATTAGTAGCGGGAGACTTAACAACTCCTTTAGATGCAAATGGTAATTTTACAGCCCCTGACAACGAAGCTTTTGCGGTTTACGGTTCAGCAAATGGTAATTCTAATTATAATTTAAAAGTGGAGCTTGAAGCCAATCAACCTGGAGATTTTGTAGTTATACAAAACTTAGGTGCTCACACTTTTGTACCAATATTAGCAAGAAAAATTTATGTAACTGATGCCGCTACTACGGCAACAAATCTATTAGTATTAAGGTAAAAATATTTTATAATCAATTAAATTTAATCAAATGAAAAAAGTAAAAACAAAAGAAGTAAAAAACAAAGTAACAGAAGAACAGCTTGCTAAAGTTAAAGAACAGCAAACATCAATGGCTAATCTTTTAAGAGACGTTGGGTTTGTTGAAAACCAAAAGCATGTACTGTTACACGAATATGCTGGCATAAGCCAACAAATGGAAGAATATAAAAAGGAGTTAGAAAAAGAATACGGTGCAATTAGCATTGACTTGGAAACAGGTGAGTATACTGAAATCGAATCTTCTGAAGAAGTAAAGCAATAAGATGTCTAGTATTATAAGGAAGATCAGTATTGGATCTGAATATAAAAGCGATGCTATGCACTACTCTGTTGGGCAAGAGGTCTATGGGGGACATAAAATAGCTTATATCGTGTTGGACGAAACTGACCATTCTTATAATATATTTATTAAAAAAAATGATGAGGTGCTGCCATGGAAAAAGTTTAACTATAACATGCCGGTGTCCGTTGAATATAATTTAGAATATGAATAGCATATACGATTTTATTGTTGAACCAATAGGAGAAAGATATGATAATAATTTAAAAGTAAACGATAAAAATTTAATATTAAATTGTAATATAGAATCTTTTAAGTTTATAAATAAAAAAGCTAAAGTAATTTCAATACCCTTAGCATACAAAACGCCTATTAAAGTAGGTGATGAAATAATAATACATCATAATATTTTTAGAAGATATTATGATATAAGGGGTAAAGAAAAAAACGGTAGTAAATATTTTAAAGATAATTTATATTTTTGTCAGATAGATCAAATTTATTTATATAGAACAGAAGGAAAGTGGAAGTCTTTTGGAGACAGATGCTTTGTTAAGCCTATTTTAAATAATGACTATTTAAAGCAAGAGAAAGAACAAGCCCTTATTGGTATATTAAAATATGACAATAGCTCTTTAAACGAGCTCGATATTAGCTCTGGTGACCTAGTAGGCTACACGCCTAATGGTGAATGGGAATTTATAATAGACAATGAGCGTTTATACTGTATGAAATCAAATGATATTGTTATTAAATATGAACACAAAGGAAACGAAGTTGAATATAATCCAGGCTGGGCAGTTAGCAGTTGAGGAATTAATTAAGGTAGCTAAAGAAGCAATTGTAGATTCAGGTGATGACATATCTGCGGACAGACTTAAAAATGCTGCTGCAACTAAAAAATTAGCAATATTTGATGCATTTGAAATACTAAGCCGAATAGAGCAAGAAGAAAAAATGTTAGAAGATAATACAAAGCAAGCTAATAAGTTTGGTGGCTTTGCTGAAAGCAGATCTAAATAATGTATCAGCAAACACTTTATTCAATTGTAGATGATCACATAAGGCCTAATACTTTAAAAAGGCTAAATAGATTAAAAAGTTTTAAGTATGGCTATAATAAAGAATATGATTTAGTAGTTATAAGTAAAAACGGTACAGTAGGTGCAATATATGATATACAAGGCTTTAGGATTGGGTTACCAATAATTAATAAAGCCTATAAAAGAAGTAATGTAAAAGCCGAACAATATTGGGAAAAATTTGAATACCCTAAAGTACTTAGTAAAATTAAAAGTGTTTTTGATTGGAATAATTATCCTGATAATTTTAAAGAACAATGGTATAACTATATAGAGAATGAATTTAAAGCTAGAGAAGAAGGGTTTTCGTTCTATAATAATGGTACCCCTACTTACGTTACTGGTTCTCACTACATGTACTTGCAGTGGACCAAGATTGATGTTGGGGCCGCAGAGTTCAGGGAATCTAACAGATTATTCTACATATTTTGGGAAGCCTGTAAGGCCGACAATAGATGTTACGGTATATGCTACCTCAAGAATAGACGGTCTGGGTTTAGCTTCATGGCATCATCAGAGACTGTTAGCCAGGCAACAATATCAAGCGATGCTAGATTTGGAATTTTATCGAAGACGGGTGCTGATGCAAAAAAGATGTTCACCGACAAGGTTGTACCCATATCCACGAACTATCCGTTCTTCTTCAAGCCGGTACAGGACGGGATGGACAGGCCGAAGACAGAGCTTGCGTACAGGGTCCCGGCGTCGAAACTAACTAGACGAAAAATAGAATTAAACGAGCAGCTAAAAGATATTGAAGGATTAGATACTACTATTGACTGGAAGAATACAGGAGATAACAGTTATGACGGAGAAAAACTAAAGTTGCTAGTACATGATGAATCTGGTAAATGGGAAAGACCAGATAATATATTAAACAACTGGCGAGTAACTAAGACCACGTTAAGATTAGGTAGCAGAATAGTAGGTAAGTGTATGATGGGATCAACATCAAATGCATTAGATAAAGGAGGGGAAAACTTTAAAAGATTATATGAAAATTCAAACGTTACTAAAAGAAACCGCAACGGACAGACTAGTTCAGGATTATATTCTTTGTTCATACCTATGGAATGGAACTACGAAGGATTCATTAATAAATATGGAGTACCTATATTCGATACGCCAGAAAAACCAATAATTGGTATAGATAAAAGTGAAGTAGATATAGGTGTAATAGATTATTGGCAAAACGAAGTTGAAGGTTTAAAAACAGATCAAGATGCTTTAAATGAATTTTATAGACAGTTCCCAAGAACTATACAGCATGCATTTAGGGATGAAACAAAACAATCTTTATTTAATCTAACTAAGATTTACGAACAAATAGATTATAATGAAGACATTAAACACTCTAGCTTAATAACACAAGGAAACTTTCAATGGTTAGGTGGTGTTAGAGATACAAAAGTAATGTTTGTACCAAATAATAAAGGTAGATTTTTTGTTTCTTGGGTTCCAGATAGCAATATGCAAAACAGAATGATTTTAAAGAATGGAGCTAAATATCCAGGCAATGAACACTGTGGCGCATTTGGATGTGATAGTTACGATATATCTGGTACAGTTGATGGTAGAGGTTCTAAAGGATCTTTACACGGATTAACTAAGTTTTCTATGGAAGATGTACCACCTAATATGTTTTTTTTAGAATACGTTGCAAGACCTGATAATGCAGAAACCTTTTTTGAGGATGTATTAATGGCTTTAGTGTTCTATGGAATGCCTATCTTAGCAGAAAATAACAAACCTAGGTTATTATATTATTTAAAAAGAAGAGGCTATAGAGGTTATTCAATAAACAGACCAGACAAAACCTATAATAAATTATCTATTACTGAAAGAGAAATTGGTGGTGTACCAAACTCCAGTGAAGATATGAAGCAAGCACACGCAGCCGCAATAGAAAGCTACATAGATTCTTATATTGGATTTAATAATGATACATATGGAGATATGTATTTTATAAGAACACTCAATGATTGGTCTAAATTTAATTTAAATAACAGAACAAAATTTGATGCATCAATTAGCTCAGGTTTAGCTATAATGGCATGTAATAAAAATAAGTATGCTCCCGTAGCTAAAAGGGTTTTAAAACCTATGAGTTTAGGAATAAAAAAATATAACAATGATGGCTTTACATCAAAAATAATTCAAAAATAAATGGTTTACACAAATTATAACAGTTCATTCCCAGATCAGGTAGTACCAGATTCAGTAAAGAATAGTTATGACTATGGGTTACAAGTGGCTCAAGCCATTGAAAACGAATGGTTCAGACAAGATATAGGCGGTGATAGATATTTACAGAATTTTCAAAACTATCATAGTTTAAGATTATATGCTAGAGGGGAACAACCCGTTTCAAAATATAAAGATGAATTATCTATTAATGGTGATTTGTCTTATTTAAATTTAGATTGGAAAATTGTACCCGTTATTCCAAAGTTTGTAGATATTGTAGTAAACGGAATGACAGATAAAGGATACAAAATAAAATCTTTTGCAACTGATCCTTTTGCTTTAAAAGAAAGAACTGATTATGCGGCGGGAATAATGGAAGATATGTATTCGCAATCTTTTGTTGAAAAAATTAAGCAAAGCACAGGCGCAGACCTTTATAATACTTCTAATCCTGAAAATTTACCAAAGAGCAAAGAGGAATTAGATTTAGTAATGCAATTAAATTACAAACAATCTGTTGAAATTGCTGAAGAAGAATTAATAGAAAATGTTTTTAATGCTAATAAGTATAGTGAAGATCAAAGAAGAATTGCATATGATTTAACAGTGTTAGGAATTGGAGCTTCAAAAACAAGTTTTAACTTATCAGAAGGTGTTACAGTTGATTACGTAGATCCTGCAGCTATGGTTTATTCTTATACAGAAGACCCTAACTTTGAAGATTTATATTATGTTGGAGAAGTTAAAAACTTAAGCTTATCAGAAGTTAAAAGACAATTTCCAACTTTAACAGATAGTGAATTAGAAGAAATACAAAAATACAAAGGACCTTCCCAATATAGTAATTATGTAAGAAATTATGGAGGACAAGATGATAATAATCTTGTTTCTATATTATATTTTGAATATAAAACATATACCAATCAAGTTTTTAAAATTAAAAAAACCGATCAAGGTTTAGAAAAAACAATTGAAAAAGATGATTTATTTGACCCACCTAAAAACGACAACTTTGAAAGAGTATCTAGAAGTATAGAGGTTTTGTATTCAGGAGCTAAAGTTCTTGGAATGGGTAAAATTTTAGAATGGAAGTTTGCTGAAAATATGACTAGGCCTTATTCAGATACTACAAAAGTTAATATGAGCTATTCTATTTCAGCCCCTAGAATGTATAAGGGTAGAGTAGATTCTTTGGTTAATAGAGTAACTAGCTTTGCGGATATGATTCAGTTAACTCATTTAAAGCTACAGCAAGTGTTATCTCGTGTGGTTCCAGATGGGGTATATTTAGATATGGACGGCCTTGCGGAAGTTGACCTTGGCAATGGAACAAATTATAATCCAGCAGAAGCGTTAAACATGTATTTCCAAACAGGTAGTATTGTTGGAAGGTC